TTAGCGAGCAAGGGCTCTGACATAGGCCTGACAGGCCTGCAAGGCAATCAGTCCACGGTCGCCGGCATCGGTGATGGCGATAATTCGTTGAGCATGCGCCGGGTCAAGTCGGGCTCGAGGGGCACCATGATCCATGCCGCCGGCGCCGGAGGCGGCTGGCACTGCACAGGTTGAGGCAGCGTCATGGGCATCGAGGAGGACTGACAGGCGCACATCAGCAGTGGCAAGACGATCGCGCAGGCGACCTTGATCACGTTCGGCATCGCTAAGCGCTCGATAATGGGTTTGTTCACTGGTTGAAAGACGCTGTTCAAGCGCCAGACGCTTGTCCTGCTCGGCCTCTTGCTGCGTTGCCGCTGCCAGCGCCAGCCGACTCAACGTCTCGGTGTGCACGCGAGCCTGTTCCGCCAGTTGCCGGCCATAGCGCCAATCCTGGAAGTGCCAGGCCAGCGCCGCCGAGCTTCCGGTCAACACAGCCAGAAACACAACAAGCCCAATTGCCCGGCAGGAAACCGGCATCAGACCGAAGACTGGCATAGCACCGCCCTCGCCCGTGCCCACAACAACAGACGATCTTGCAGGCCGTTAAGCCCACTGTTGATGCGACGAGTGATGCTGTTGAACTGGTCGCGGTCGGCCAGCTCATTCAAACCGTTCAGTTCCCAGAACCAGGCCGCAGACAGCGCGGCGTACTGCGGTTGTATCAGGAGATCTGGATTGCCGATAAGGTCAATACCGAGGTCATCACCGCACTCCTGATAGTTTGCTCGGCCGGTGATCTGGATCAGGCCGCGACCGCGATATGTCCACCCATCACCGCTCGCGGCATTGCCATTACCCATGCGCGAGGCATAGGCAATGTTCGCGATCTTCTCCGGCTGACGCGCGCGCGCAGCAGCCAAATCAGCCGGGAACCGGCTTGGCCACGTCGCCATCAGACCCGGCGCATCGTAGTTCAAGTTCTCAACGACGCGGGTGAGTTGCCCGGACTCATGTCCTATCTGCGCGATGAAGGCCGCGATTCGCCTGGCCGTGATGATCTGAAACCGGACCATGGCTGTATTCAGGACAGGAACAAAAACGCCGGCAACTGGGCCGGCGTTCGGGAGGATCTGCAGCAACTGCTGCTGGGTGATGGGCATACTTTTCTCCGGGAAAAAATAATCCGGCACTTGGCGGGCATCGGAATTGCGCTCTCGGCTATGGAGAGGTCGGCCACGCAATAGTGGTTGGGTAACCTGGTTGCTGCTCAATCTTTTTCAGCGCTAACTGGTAGGCCGCGTAGGCCTTGAAGGTCGCCGTATCCGCTGCATCGAGCAACCCGGCAATGTAGGCGTTAACCATGCCGGCAGTAACTTGATTGGCCGCCGACATTAGCGCATTGCACTGAGCCTGAGCGACCGCAGCGGCATCAAGCAGCCACTCAGTACCGCTCCAGACGTAGTAAGCACCGGGACAAGGGAGCAACGTATATTCGCTTGGGAGCTCGCCAAGCTCGGACCACTCCTCCGCTACACCGGTCGTCACGCTGTACACCGTCCCGCGATGATCGGCGAGTTGAACCGGCATAGAGTTAACGAGCACCCAAACTTTGCCCGGATCAGGCGTCGGCAACAAGTCAGCCAGCTCGACGGCATTGCTCGGCAACTGAAAGCCCAGGCCGGGAACTTCGGGAAGAGAAACCGGGCCAATCAAAACACCCAGTGCATCAAACATGTAAATGGACATAAAACACCTCAGATCAATTTAATTCGGCCCGGGTAGGCAATGTTTATCGGACGAGTCTCGGAACCTCCGGCGTACCCCGAGGCCCCGGCAACCCACTGCGCGTAGTTGTTAGTACCACCACCCATCATTGTCGTGCCAAACGTACCTCCACCGGGCAGGGAGTGGTTGTGAGCTCCGAGTTGGCTGGCCTGCGAGCTACCCGCCGCACGATTCGGGTCAATTGCGGCAGTCTCATCAGCGGAGCGCTGGAATCGACCACGGACATCTGGACAACGGAACGTGGTGGCACCGTCGCCCGAAGTCCATCCACCCTCCATGCCGGCGCGAGCGGCTTCCGTGGTCAGCATTCCTGACTGTTGCGCGTGGTCCCACAACCAGGGGAAAGCGGCCCGCGCGAACAGCGCGCCGTTCATGACGCCGTAACCACCGGGACTCAACGAGGACGTGGTTTCAAGCACCGACCGACCCAGCGGCGTACCGTCATAACGACTTACCGGCCACCAGCTGCCCGCACCATCACTGCGCAAATGCCAGTAATCGCACGCCCCCATCAGGACCAGGAATGAATATCCAGCCGCATTCAGGTGGGTGTGAAATTTGATTTTGTCGGTCCCTGACGCAGTGACAACAAGGGAATTGGTGGTGTTATCCAAGCGACGAACAATGAAGTCAGTCACGCCAAGTGCCGCGTTGGCGGTAGGCAACGTGATCGTCCGGTTAGACGCCGTCGCGTCAATAATGACCAACCCCTTCTGCGCGGCGGTCAGCGTGGTATCCGCACTGATGCTGGTGACACTACCGGTTATCTGGCCCAGTTGGGCCGCGTGCTGGCTTTGCGTTGCTGGAGCGATTTGCTCAGCCGCGCCAGTGCAGAACAGCAGGATGTAAGAGCCGCCGCCGATAGAGGTGTTCCACTGCACCCATGCGTCACCGTTGGCGACCAGCTCGCCACCTCGAAGGGGTGAATGGGCACCCCCAACCATAGCGACAGCCCCCAGGCCGTCGTTGATCGTGCAGGCGCCAGTGTTCGCCGTCTTGACCTTGAAGCGCAGGGGCTGGCCTTCGACGCGGGCGGAGATCGCCGGCGTGAAGTTGCAGACGTAGTAATTGGCCGTGCCGGTGTCGATGGCAAAGCTGCTTGCAGCAGACTGGCCAAGGGTACCGATGGCTTTCAGCAACTGCGTCAGGTCAACCTCACTGGGGGCCATTCCCGCCGCTGCAATCACATTCAACATCTCGCTCGTGATTGCGTTGCCCCATGTCGACGGAATCAAAGATCCCGGCGTCCCGGTGACCGGGCTCTCATCCACAAACTGTCCATTCACTAGCCCAACGCCGGGCACACTCTTTGGATAATCCACTTTTCTATCCTCTAGTCATAATTGATGTAAACCAGCGTATGCGCTGGTGCGCTGCGGTGTATCAAACATTCCAAGGCATTGCCCGGGTTCATGCCAAAGCGCTCGCCCCAGTAGCTGGCGCCGAAACGCCGCCCAAGCAGCAGGCGGCCGCCGGTGTTGAGGGTCCACATGAACTGCGCCTGCAAGGTACCGAAGTGCGCCGCACCGAAACGCGAGCGCCCCATACGCGGCGCCCTGAGTTCGGTGATGGTGGCGTTCGGGTAGCCTTGGGTGCGGGCAATCTCGACGAAATAGCTGATGGTCTGGCTGCCGACCGCGAGCAGTCGCCGGCGTACGGCGAGACGGCGATCGTCGAACAGAGGGGTGGCGCCCAGGCACGGGTCGGGCAGGTTCATCACTCGTTCCCAATCGGGCACCAGTTCGCTGACACCGGCCGGGTCCATTTCGTTGAGCAGGTCGGCGGCGCGGGCGTCGAGGCGGGCCAGTTCCTGTGCAACGCCTTCGAGCACTTCTTCGAGTTCAGGAACTTGTTCAGGGTCCCAGGCTGGGCCGCTGGGCAGCAGGCTGCGCAGTTGGGCGTGGTATTGCGCGGCGGTTCTTATGCCTGCCATACGCAACCTCCAAAGGTCAGCAACTGGTTATTGGCTGCTACTACATCGGCGATCGGCGACAAGAGTTTGTGGTCGTTTTCGCCGGTGGCGCTGCTGATGGCTTCGGCGATGTGGGTCAGCAGCAACGTGTCGCCGAGGCCCGCTTCGCGGTTATGCAGATCACGCAGTTGCGCCTCGACAGTGGCGCGCACGGCGGTGGTGTCCGGGGTCAGGCTCAGTCGGTAAGTCACAGGCACTTGCACGGGTGCCAGCACGTGCAACTCGGCAGTAACCGGGCGCAGCGGTTCGATGTAAGCCTGAACTTCGGCCAGTTGCGCGGCAGTCGGGACGGGTTGCGGGTCGTTATCGCGCATGATGAACAGGCCGACGGTGCCCGGACCAAGGTAGCTGCCGAGACACCACGCGCGAGTCACGCCGGGGCACTCCAGCGCCCAGGTTTCATAGTCTTGCGCCGAGCCGCCATGGGGAATGATGCGGTAGGAACTGATGACCCGGGAGCGCAGGGATTCCAGGCTTTCCCGCGCGATGCCGCCGATCAATCCCGGCGCCAGCACCGTGAAACTGTTGCCGGCAATGCCCTGGATCGGCTGCACCGGAATCAGCGTCATGCCGGCCTCGGCATTGCCCAGGCTACCGGCTTCGAGCGCAGCGATGGTGGTGCTGTTGAGGCCGTTGCTGGTGGTGCGCGCGGCGGTGACTTTGTAGGTGCGACCGTCACTCGATTGCAGCAGGGTGTCGACGTCCAGCACGGCACCGGCGCTGGCAGTAAAGCTGACGCTGCCGCTGGCCGCTTGTGCGGATTTGCGCGGCTGGTTCAGACGCAGTGCGGCGATCCGTTCCAGGGTCGATTCGTCGGCCTTGTCCGGGAGAATCTGCTCGGCGATCCAGTCCAGATAGCCATACAGGCCATAGGCGGCGCCACCGAGGGTGCGGGCCAGCACTTGCGCATCGGACTGGCGCAGCGAATCGCTGGCCAGGTCGCTTTGGGTGCGCTTGATCAGCACCGGCAGCGAAGGGGTTTCAAACGGCATAGATCACCTGCCAACTGTTATCAGGGTTGATGTCCAGACGTTCGCCGTCGGCCAGGGTCAGGACCGTGCGCAGGTTCAGGCGCTGGGCGTCGAGGCGTTCGCTGATGATGTCGATGGCGCTGCAATGGCCGTCGTCGATCAGCCATTGCAGGGCTTCGCGGGCATAAAACTCGGCGTCCATCTGGGTCTGGCGGGTCAGCTTGACCCGGCGCAGCAGCCACAGCCGCGAACCGATGCGGTCGTCGGCCACCGTAGGAAAGCTGTCGCCCCACCAGCCGAAACGCTCTTCGTCGTCGAGGGCATCGTCATCGGCGGCGCGGCGCCAGGTGAACAGGCTGATCAGCACTGCACGGGTCAGTGCGGCGTGGAGGTTTTGGCTGATCAGCATCACTGCCCTCCCGCCGGTACGCCGGTCTGGCCATTGCCCGCTTGCACACCGACGTGAACGTGTTTGATCTGGCTGATGCCACCGGCAATCTGATCGCCGGTGGAGACGATTTTTCCGGTCTGGTTGATCACGGGGCTGTCGATGTTCACCGCGCTGCTGGCGCGGATGTTCAGGGTGGCGGTTTCGATGTCGATGATCCGCCCGCGCTTGAAGTGGATCTTGTCGCCTTCGTCGGTGTAGATCGCCACTTCGCCCGCGGCCAGGGACTGGAGGCGATAGCGGCGATCGGCGACCACCAGCACGATGGCGTGGGAGCGATCACCGCCCAGAAACGTGGCGACACCTTCGGCGCCGGCCAGTGGGTTGCTGGTGAAACCGTAGGGTTCGAAGTGCTCCATGTCGTCGTTCACTTCGCCGGCGGTGAGGCGCATTTGCAGCGATTGAAGCTTGGTGGCCGAGTTGGCGAGCACGACAGTGCCGCGCGCCAGGAGGCGTGTCAGTAGGCTCATGTTGAATTCCTTTGAGGGGCGATGCCAATCCAGTGCGATTGACCTGAATAGCTACCTTGTGACGGCGATCTTTTAAGGGGCTATCAGGTTTTTTTCGGGGGCTCGGGATTGGCGTCGAAGGTATGCGGCGGTGCGACTTGCAGGGTGGTGACCGAACCTTGCGCCGACAGCGAGTACGTCACCTTCGAGATCAGCATGTCGTCATCGAACCCCAGCACCGGGTCCTTGACCCGTACCAGCGTGTTATGACGCCACAGATCGCCGTTGGATTGCCGCCAACCCTGCACCTGATAGGTGGTGGTTTTGGCCTTGCCGACGCGGGTGGCGCTTTCCCAGTTGGCCCGTTGCAAGGCGAGATCGGGATTGATCTGCATGCCTTCGTTGATCACCGTGACCCGTCGACGCTTGTAGCTCAGGTCGGCAGACACCGCTTCAACCTCGCTGACCGCCGCCCCGCTCTTCTTGTCCGTGCCCTTTTGCTGACCGATTACCCGGTATTCGGAGAACACCTGGCTGTAATCCATCGGTGCGTTGGCCGACAGAATATTTTTGCCCAATTCCAGCGCATCGCTGGCCCGGCCACCACTGCCAGGCCGGGCCAGTACCAGCCGGCCTTGGGCGTCATCGGTAGAAAACACCCGGAACAGCGTCAGCAAGCGGTCGATGGATTGAAACACCGTTTCCCCCGGCACGACGGTGTGACTGCCGAGCCGGGCGGTTTCGGGAATTTCGCTGACCACAAAGACCTTGTAGGTGATCGCCAGCGCTTCGACGATGCTCAACAGCGATTGCTCATGCCATTGGTTCGGGCGGTTGGTCGCGGCGCAATCCACCAGGTCCTGGGTACAAGAACTGCCTTCGATGCTCAGGCTGATCTGACGCCCGTCATAACTGATCGGCGCTTTGAACACATACCCGGTGAGCACCAGATCGTTGCCGATCCGCACTTCGCACGGTGCGCCCGGTTGAATCCGTCGCACCTCGGTCTGCCCTGGCCATTGCCAAGTGATGTCGAGTTTGAAGGTGCGGAACTGGCGCTCCAGGTCCGCGGTGATCTGCACGCTTTTCCAGCCGCCATACTCCAGACCGTCAACGGTCAGAGTGACCCTGTTATCCAGTTCACTCATGGCTTACTCCCGAGAGATTTTCAGGTCGTTCGGTGGGAGAAAACTCGGATGAACAATGCCGTTGCGCTGGACTACTTCCTCCACGCGAGTGGCATCGCCCAGTTGCTTATAGGCGACCACCAGCGCTGGAAAACTCTCCTGGAACGACTTGCTGACCAGCCTCACACCCGACGACGCAACGGCCGTCAGATGCGCATTGAGCTTGTGGCGCAGGTCCGTCATTGCCTGATAGTGCGCAGGATCAGCCTTATTCGACGCTTGGTGGATCGCCTCGTCGAGGGCCGCGCGCAGGGCCAGCACATCATCGGCCACCGGTACGGCCTGACGCTGGACCGGTTGCACAGCCTGTTGCTCCACGGACGGCGTGGAACCGAGCTTAACCACCTTGGATGCCACCGGCATCGAGGCGACCCATTGGGCGGCCTGCACCAGCAACGTGTCCTGCACCAGATCGGCCAGCGCTTGGGCAGCGGCAGTGGTGTCCTTGCCGGTGGTTATCTTCGGCGCATCGGCCTTGCGAATGGCTTCGACCTGTTGGGAGACGTTGGCAATCACGCCACGATAGCCTTCACGGGCGAAGTCCTTGAGTTCCTTGATGTCGCCGATCAATCCCTTGAATTCGGCCGCCACTTCCCTGGGCAATTCCTTGACCGCTTTGACCAGCTCGCTGATCTGCTTGTATTGATCGATCAACGGCTGTAGCTGTTGCTGGATGACACCGTAAATGTCCTTGATGCTGTTGCGCAGTTCGGCAATGCCAATCCGCGCAGCCTTTATCAAGGTCATCGCGTCTTCGAAACGCGCCACCGCCGAACCCAGAAAATGGTCAGCCGATGCCAGCAACACTTTCTGCGTGCTGACCGTGGCCGTCGGAAACGGCAGCGGTTCATCGGGGTAAAACTTCAGCGCAAAGGTCACCAGCCCACCGTCCTGGCGGGTCTGGGTCATGTCGCATTCGCCAACCTTGACTTGTAGCCGCCCCAGCCACGGGTGGACCAGTTCGCCACTGCCCTGCTCCAGCGCCTTGAGCAGCTTGTCGCGCTGCTCCAGGCAATCGGGGCCGACGATGAACGCCGTCAGATCGTGGATCTTCGCCTGCTGGCCAAGGCCCTCGAAAAACGGCAGGTCCCGCTGCGGATACTCGTGCAACTGGCCATTTTTACCGACCGGGGTTTTCGCCTGATCGACCCAGAAACCGACACCACGAAAGGACGCCGGCAACAAACGGTCACGCCAGCTCATTGGAGCCTCCTAGGGAAAGTGAGCGGTAGCCGATGCGCGAATTCATCGCCAGCGCCGGTTGATTGGTCTGTGCCTGATCGACACGCAAGCCTTGCGGTGCATTGTCGAAACGCACGGTGAGACCGCCTTCGAGTTGCGTGCGGTTGTTGGCGGCGGTTTGCTGGATCAGGGTGCTGGAGGTTTGTGGCAAATTGCCGGGCAACCCCGATGCAGCTTGCGGAACATCAGCATCTTTACGGAAAAACGAAGGCGTCTGACCTTTTTCGCCGTCAGCACCCGGCTGGCCGGTGATCGTCGCGACCAATCCGCCCACGCCGCCACCGAGCAGGTTTTTGATCGGCCCGATAATGCTCTGGAGTTTTGCCCACAACTCACTGAACCAGCCAAGAATCGGCTCCCAGGCTTGCTTGATCGCTTCCATCGGCGACTCGCCAAACAGCGAACCGAACGTGTCCAGAATCGGTTGTACGTCAGCCGTCAGCGATGTCCACAAACCGGAAAAGTACCCCTTCAAGCCATCCCACGCAGCAGTGACCGACTCAAGCGGCGACTCGCCAAACAAACCGCGAAAACCATCGATAAACGCTGCCGCCGATGCGTGAAGCACATCCCACAGCGCGGAGAACACACCCGCCAGTGGCTGCCACAGGCCTTCGATCAAAGCCGTCGGTGACCAGGAAAATGTCGATTTCAGCGTTTCATAGCCCGCCGCCGTTTTCGCCGTCAAACTGCTCCAAAAATCAGTAACTACGCTGGCCGCTGAACGCCAGACCCCGGTCATCGTCTCTCTCGGCGACCAGTTGAACCGCGCCTTGAGCGCCTCATAGCCGGCCGTTGTTTTCGTCGTCGCACGGTTAAAGAAATCGGTCACAACGCTGCTGGCCGAAGACCAGGCCTCGTCCATCGTCACCCGGAGTTTTGCAAAACGCTCGGTTGTTCCTGTCACGACGTTGTTGGCGCCAGCGAAAAAGTCCGCTTTGAGCCCTGCCCACGCCTCGCGGGTCGAAGCCCCGATCGAATCCCAGGTTTGCGACAGGTTCGTTCCGAGGTCGTCCCAGCCCTGTTTGATCGTCGCTATCCCCGCATCGGTTGCAGCGCTGATGGACTGCCAGAGCCCGGAGAAGAATTCCGAGATCGGTGCCCAGTTATCCGTGATCAAACGGGCGCCGATCACGATGATCGCGACAGCCGCCGCGATGACTGCGGCAATCACGCCGACCGGCGAAGTCAGTATGCCCATTACCGCGACCAGCCCCATCGCGGCGACAGTGACCACGGTGAACGCCACCGCAGCCGCCGCCAATCCCTCCACCAGATAAGAATTGTTCGCCACGAACTGGCCTACTGAGGTCATCACCGGCGTCAGCGCGGTGACGATGCCATTGACCGCCGGAAGCAACGCCTGACCAATCTTCAGCGAGATGTTGTCGAGCGATTTGCTGAATTTGGCAAGGTTGGTCGAGGTTTCACCCTGTACCACCTTGGGTACTTTCAGCCCCTTGAGGGCCCTGGCTTTTTTCGCCAGCGCATCCTGAGCCTCGATGGCTTTTTTAATGCCGTCTTGGAACGGTTTCAGCAGGCCGCCACCGGAGATGAACCCGGAGAGGTCCAGCGGCTTGAGGCCGCTGTCCTCCATGCTTTTCTTGAACGCGGCGACCTTGCCTCGAATCCCCTTTAGCTCGACGTCCAGCTTCTTGACGCCCTGCATTACCACGAGCATGTTCACTGTGGCCTGGATATTCGTCTGGCTCATGTTTATTTGTATGTTCGCCATCACTGCACCTGCTGCATCGCATTGATCCGTTGCGCGTGCTCCAGCGATTCGCGGAGCACATCCAGTGGCCTGGCCATCATCTGTTCGGGGTCAACCTTCCAGAACCAGGCCAGGTCATAGGCGACTGCGATCAGGTCGGTGATGGCCCCGATGCCGCACTCATGAAAAAACTCGCGACCGCCCAACTCAACGTGTTGAGGTCAGCCAGATCCAGCTGGTTGACCGACGACGGCGGGATGCCGGCGCACACGGCGATGTATTTGGCCGCGACGTCCATGTCGAGGCTGACCTCTTCGCTCTTGTCGATCTTGTACGGCAGCGCCTTGATCGCCCGCACTTCCTGCACCGTCGGACGGCGCAGGTTGAGTTCGGTCAAGGGCTCGCCGTGGGCTTCGATCGCAACTTGAAGCTTCACGGCGTTGCTCATTGCCAGGTCCCCTTGATGCCTTCGAATTTCAGTTCGATGGTGGCGTCGTCGCCTTTGGAGACCGGCTCTTCCACCAGATAGGCGCCGGCCAGTACGTAGACTTTGCCGTTGCTGAATTCGCAGGTGACGGTCATGTCGGTGCCTGCGATCAGTTGCTTGAGCGGGAAGTCCGCGGTGTGCAGCGCCGTCACTTTGAACGACGGCGCAATGTCGGTTTCCTTGTAGAAGCCCGGCACGACGGTTTCCCGTTTAACGGCCATCAATGGCGCTTCGCAGCCGCCGTTGATGGTCAGTTGAGCGCCGTCCACTTTGACGTAGCAGGTGCCCGCAATCAGTTGACCCATGGTGTTTCTCCCTTCAAATAAAAAGCCCACACGCGGTGGGCCGAATTCACACAGTCAAAGGCAGCGATCAGGCTGCGTCGTCGTACTGCAGACGGAACTGGTTGAGCAGCGCGAACACGCGCAGGCCGTTGATGTAGTCCGGCGGGAACAGCACGTTGACCCGACTCGGGTCCTGGGGGTCGCGCTCGACGATCAGGTGCTCGGCGAACAGCTCGGCGTTTTCCACATGGCCTTCCAGTTCGAGCTTGGCGTACTGGGCAATCAGCTCACCGCGAATGGTGCTCGGGGTGACGATTGGCTGGCCGGCGCCGAAGCGGGTGCCGTCGGAGGCCAGTTTGTGGCGACCGTATTTGCTGGTGATCACGCTTTGCAGACGACGCACGATGAACGCCGACTGGTGCATGGTTTCGCTGTCCAGGTAGGAGTTGTCTGCCTGGCCGTAGGCGTTCTTCTGATAGGTGGTGATCGAACGCTGAATGCGCACGTAGCCGCCTTCGTAGTACGCAGTGGCGATGCCGTAGTTGAGCAGCGACTGACGCTCGGTCAGGGTGAAACGCTCGCTCGCCGGTGCTGGGTCAAGACCTGGCAGGCTGCCGCTTTGGGTCGGACGACTGGCATCGGCCGAGATGAACACCGAAGTGCGCGCGGCCAATGCGGCGGCCTGCACCCAGAACGGTTGCGGTACGCCCGGCTCTAGCGCCTGAATGGTCATGTGCTGGTCGTTACGCGCTTGCCCTGCCGCCACCAGAGTGCCGACGGTGCCGCGTTTGGCGCTGTAAACGTGACCGAACAATTGCTTGGCCCAGGACCAACGACCGGTGCTGTCATCCATGACCGCTTGCCAGGTGTTGAGCGTCGACAGATCCGACCACGGCATGCAGATGAACTCGAACGGTTCATCGCCCAGCGCCGCCACGGCGGCCACTTGATCCGGCACACCGGCGCCGCCGGTCATGGCGGTGATCGCCGAGGTCAGGCCAGCCGGGGTTTCTTCGCCGTTGCTCTTGCCCAGGCGATTGAATTGCAGGCTGATGTCGTTGCCGCTGTCGCCAGTCCATTTGGCGCTCAGGGTGACCACACCTTCGACCGCCGCCGCAGTGACCGGCAGATCGGCGCTGGCGTTGATTTTCAGTGCCAGGGCGGTGGCCGCCTGCGCCGCGGTGGCGCCGTTGACGATGGCTGCCTGAACGCGAACGCCGCCGACGTACAGGTTGAGCACGCCGCTTTGGGTCGCCGCACCGGTCAGGGTCAGCACGCCTTTGGCAATGCTGCCTTCAGTGTTGTGCAGCGGCAGGCACCAGATCTCGCCGATCGGGTCGGTCTTGCGCCAGGTTTCATACATCGAGGCGAGCATCGAGCCCTGGCCGCCAATGCTTTTGGCCAGCGCCACGCTGGACACCAGCACCAGTTTGCCGACATCGGCCGGGGCGATGTTGTTGTTGACCTGAGCGACGATCAGGCGGCGCATCGCCGACGACGCGCTATTGGCGGCCGAGTTGTCCATTTCGGCATAGAACAGCGGAACACGAATGTCCGCGGGGATGTTGCTGAATCCGATCGCCATTATTTGGCTCCCTGTGGTTTCGCCGCTTTCACGGCTTTGGTAGTGATATCGCCATCGGCCAGACGTCGACGCCACCAGGCGTTGTCCGGCACTTCACGGCCCTCGAGGGGCAACAGATCGCCCGCTTCCGGGTCCGGCACGACACGGCCCGGGGCCGGCAGCACGGTGATGCGTTTGCTCATGGGGTTACGTCTCCAGAGAAAGTCAGTTCCAGGCGTCCATCGGGGCCTGGGCGTTGCAGATTGGGGTCCGCCGGATCGATCGCATCGACCCGCACGGTGACCCCGGTAAAGGACGACAAGCCGTCCAGTTCACGCTCGTGCCAGCTCTGCGCCGGTTGCCCCGGCAGATTGCGACCGAGCTGGAATTCGGTGAAAAAGCGCAGGCGGTAGAGCACGCGGCTGCTGTTGATGGAAACCAGTTCGCCGCCGTCGTAGGCAATAGCGCTGTAGTCGTTGCCAGGTTTGAAACCCACCAGTGCGCGCCATAGTTCGGCGCGCAGGTCGTGCAGTTGATCCAGCGCGGCAGTGGCGTCCGTGGTGTCGAGCACCAGGGTCACTTCGAAGCGGTCGCGGATGGGTTGCAGCATCAGGTTTTGCGCCACGCTTTTGCTCGCCACATCGGCGATGGGAACGACGTAGGCGCAAGGCGTGATGAGCGGGTTGTTGGCTTGCAGGGTGGTGAGATCAATGCCCGCCGCCACACGATTGGCCAGGCTCGGGCATTGCTCACGCAGCTGCGTGAGGATCGGCGTGATCTTCATGAAAGCACTCCAGCGTTTTATGAAAGGTGTCTGTCAGGAACTGTGGGAGCGAGCCTGCTCGCGAAAGCGGTGGGTCAATCAATATGGATGTTGAATGTGCCGTCGATGTTCGACACCTCCCAGGTGCGGACGAATTTCGGGATGCCCGGCGGGTCTTCGAGCAGCGTTGGGTCGAGGTACAGGGTTTGGGTAAATGAAACAGCCCAGGTGGCGTACTCCCGTGTCGCCGATTCACTGTTGATCGGGGTGAGAATCGCGCGGTGGCACTTCACAAACGCCAATCCGCTTGGCGGCCCAGCGCTCGTAAAGTCCGATGGCCACGTCCGCCCCGGCCATCGCCGTCAGGCAGCCAAAGGCACCGGCGGCCCAGATCGACACGCCGGCGGCGTACAGCAGCATGATTGCCGAGACCCCGCAGATCATGCAGGCCCCGGACCGCAGCGCCAGGCGCCGCAGCAGTGACCAGCCACGGGCGCCCTCCTTGTCCGCGCGCCACATTTCGCCAGACACCCCGCCCACCACGGCGAGGAGGATGACTAGCCAGATCGGCATGTCCAGCAACGCTTGTTGCTCGTTTGTCATGTCACGCCTCCTGGGGTGATTGATGAGTGATGTGTGTGTCTTTCAAACAGTGACTCTTGAGGTGCCTGACGGCAGGTAAACATTCCAAAAAGCCCGGTATTGACCGGGCTTTCAGTAATGCGGCTCCGAACGTTCAGTGGTTAAGCAGGCATGACCGGCCAATTGATGGTTCCCGGATACCCAGGCTGCTTTTCGATGTTGCTCACCTCGATGCAGAATTGCCTGTTTGCCAGAAACGCAGCTTGTTCTTCCGGGGTCGCGACACCGGCATCGACTTTGAACTGCAGCGCACTCATAAGCTGTGTATCGAAGGCCGCGTGAAGCAGAGTCGCTTTCTTCTCCTTTGCCCGATTGCGTAGCTCTTCGTCTGTCATCGGGGCATAGGTCCAGCCGCCGTTGAAGAAGGTTGCCACCCAACCGATGGCGACTTCGGTGATGTTGGTTACGTCGGCCCAGATCACCACGAAGGGAGACTGCGAGATCAGCTCCTCATCAGTCTCGACGAGATCAGTCACCAACTTGTTTTCAATGCGTGCATAGCGCTTCATGTATTCATTCCTTTGTGTTGTTTTGGGTGTTCGAATCGGCTTGCTTACCAAGCTGACGACGGCAGGTAGGCATTCCAAAAAGCCCGGCGCCTGCCGGGCTTTTCAGTAATGCGGTCCTTCGCCTTCCTTTAAATCCTGTATCAAAAAAGGAAGCTGACTTTTCGGCGCTACTGGCGCGGTACGAGTCCATTCAAATTGTTTGTCCGACCGCGGTCCCTGCCCGCCGGATAACTGCTTCTGGTGCTTTACGCTGCACACCCGGGTCAGTTGCCAACCCTCTGAACCGTTGAGGCCGGTTCATCGCTGCCTTTGTGGTGGAACTAAAGAGCTTCGTTTCGAGCCGCTTTGTTGAGCGGCTTGAGACAAAGAATATGCATGGATGCATATACAGTCAATGCATAAATGCATTTATTTATGCATTTAAAATGCACAGACGCATGAAAGCCCCACAGACAAAGGCGTTGGCGGTTTTCGGCAGGCGAAAAAAAACCCGTCGGGCGACGGGTTTTATCTGACAGCGGTGAGGTTAACGGGCGTACATGCCCCACCAGAAGACGTGACCAAGGATGACAATTTGCTCCTCCTGGATTTCCTGGAAGCTGTAGTCCTCGTCCGGATGCTCATCCCGATTGAAGCTGCGCAGGCGAATCCCGGTCGGCAGGCGATAAAGCTGTTTCACCCGCAACTGGCCGTTGTGGTTGATGGCGTACAGGTCGCCGTCGATGATGTCGCCGATCCCGCATTTACCGGCATTCACCCCCACCGTGGCGCCGTCGCGCAGTACCGGCAACATGCTGTTGCCACGCACGGTCACGCATTTGGCCTGGTCGAACTGCACACCGTTGTGGCGCAAGCTGCGCTTGCCGAAGCGCAGGCTAGAGCGCTCGCTCTCTTCGATGACGAATCTTCCTGATCCAGCAGCCAATTCAACCTCGCGAAGAAAGGGGACCGACACCTCATCGTCATCGACAGGCGTATCGTCGTCCCACAGGCTTATGTCCTTGAGTTCCGAATGCAATTCATCGCGCCCGGCGCTGGCAGCCGGCGCGACATCCGCGCGGCCCCGCAACTGATCGGTGCTCACAGCAAAGTATTCGGCAATCTTCGAGATATGTTTATCCGAGGGATCGACGATCTTCCCGCTGAGGATGCGCGAGAGAGTGGATTGAGGCACGCCGGTGCGACGGTGAAGCTCCGTGGGGGAGATCCCGTGCTGATCGAGCAGCGCTCTTAAGACGGTAGAAACATTGCGTTTTTGCATAACGCGAATAGTGCTTGATCTTTTTTCGGAAGACAAATGCCAAATTGCATAATTTGTGCATAGACCGCGAATACTTGCCTTGAGGCTTTCATGCCTGCGTCGGGCGGACCGCCCATGGTAACCTTGCGCCTATCGCGGAAAAGCCGGGCTGACGCCCCTCCTTTGCCCCACACCTTTCAACGAATTTGCCTATATCCGATGAATAAAGCCGTCTCCGATCTGTCCTCCCACACGCCAATGATGCAGCAATACTGGCGCCTGAAGAACCAGCACCCCGACCAGCTGATGTTCTATCGCATGGGCGACTTCTACGAGATCTTCTATGAAGATGCGAAGAAGGCCGCCAAGTTGCTGGACATCACCCTGACGGCTCGTGGGCAATCGGCGGGTCAGGCGATTCCGATGTGTGGGATTCCTTACCACGCTGCGGAAGGTTACCTGGCGAAACTGGTGAAGCTCGGTGAATCGGTGGTGATCTGTGAACAGGTCGGCGACCCGGCCACCAGCAAAGGCCCGGTGGATCGTCAGGTGGTGCGCATCATCACGCCCGGCACGGTCAGCGATGAAGCGCTGCTGGATGAGCGTCGGGACAACCTGATCGCTGCGGTGCTGGGGGACGAGCGTCTGTTCGGTCTGGCGGTGCTGGACATCACCAGCGGCAACTTCACGGTGCTGGAGATCAAGGGCTGGGAAAACCTGCTGGCGGAACTGGAGCGGGTCAACCCGGTTGAGCTGATGATCCCGGACGACTGGCCGAAGGACTTGCCAGCGGAGAAACGTCGTGGGGTCCGTCGCCGTGCGCCGTGGGATTTCGAGCGCGACTCGGCGCTGAAAAGTCTTTGCCAGCAGTTTTCCACCCAGGACCTGAAGGGTTTCGGCTGCGAGAACCTGACCCTGGCCATCGGCGCTGCTGGCTGCCTGCTCAGCTACGCCAAGGAAACCCAGCGCACTGCCCTGCCGCACTTGCGCAGCCTGCGTCATGAACGCCTGGACGACACCGTGGTGCTGGACGGCGCGAGCCGTCGTAACCTGGAGCTGGACACCAACCTGGCCGGTGGTCGCGACAATACGTTGCAATCGGTGGTCGACCGCTGCCAGACCGCCATGGGCAGCCGTTTGCTGACCCGCTGGCTGAACCGTCCGCTGCGGGATTTGACCGTACTGCTGGCACGCCAGACGTCGATCACCTGCCTGCTGGACCGTTATCGTTTCGAGAAACTGCAACCGCAGCTCAAGGAAATCGGCGACATCGAGCGGATTCTGGCACGGATCGGCCTGCGCAATGCCCGTCCTCGTGACCTGGCGCGCCTGCGCGATGCCCTAGGCGCACTGCCAGAGTTGCAGATGGCGATGGCCGAGCTTGAAGCTCCGCACATCATTCAACTGGCAACGACCACCAGCACCTATCCGGAACTGGCGGCGCTGCTGGAAAAAGCCATTATCGACAACCCGCCAGCGGTTATCCGTGACGGCGGCGTGTTGAAAACCGGTTACGACAGCGAACTCGACGAGCTGCAATCGCTCAGCGAAAACGCCGGGCAGTTCCTGATCGATCTGGAAGCCCGGGAAAAGGCCCGCACCGGCCTGGCCAACCTCAAGGTCGGTTACAACCGCATTCACGGCTACTTCATTGAGTTGCCGAGCAAGCAGGCCGAGTCGGCACCGGCGGACTATATCCGTCGCCAGACCCTCAAGGGCGCCGAGCGCTTCATCACTCCGGAACTGAAAGCGTTCGAAGACAAGGCGCTGTCGGCCAAGAGCCGCGCCCTGGCGCGCGAGAAGATGCTCTACGAAGCACTGCTCGAAGACCTGATCGCCCAATTGCCGCCCTTACAGGACACCGCTGCCGCACTGGCCGAGCTGGACGTGCTGAGCAACCTCGCCGAGCGCGCGCTGAACCTGGACCTGAACTGCCCGCGCTTCGTCAGCGAGCCATGCATGCGCATCAGCCAGGGTCGTCACCCGGTGGTCGAGCAAGTGCTCACCACGCCGTTCGTGGCCAACGACCTGAGCCTCGATGACAGCACCCGCATGCTGGTGATCACCGGTCCGAACATGGGCGGTAAATCCACCTACATGCGCCAGACCGCGTTGATCGTGCTGCTGGCGCACATTGGCAGCTTCGTGCCGGCGGCCAGTTGCGAATTGTCCCTGGTCGACCGGATCTTTACCCGGATCGGTTCCAGCGATGACTTGGCGGGCGGGCGTTCGACCTTCATGGTCGAAATGAGCGAAACCGCGAACATCCTGCACAACGCCACCGAGCGCAGCCTGGTGCTGATGGACGAAGTCGGTCGCGGCACCAGCACCTTCGATGGTCTGTCCCTGGCGTGGGCCGCGGCCGAGCGTCTGGCGCAGCTGCGGGCCTATACGCTGTTCGCCACCCACTATTTTGAGCTGACGGTGCTGCCGGAAGCCCAGCCGCTGGTAGCCAACGTGCACCTCAATGCCACCGAGCACAACGAACGCATCGTGTTCCTGCACCACGTGCTGCCTGGGCCTGCCAGCCAGAGCTATGGCCTGGCGGTTGCACAGTTGGCCGGGGTGCCGAGCGAAGTGATCGTGCGCGCCCGTGAACACTTGAGCCGACTGGAATCCACAGCGCTGCCCCATGAAGTGCCGACGCCGGCCAAAGGCAAATCCGTTGCGCCACAGCAGAGCGACATGTTCGCCAGCCTGCCGCACCCGGTGCTGGATGAACTGGCCAAACTTGATCTGGATGACCTGACACCGCGCAGGGCTTTGGAAATGCTCTATACATTAAAGACACGGATCTAA